CGTACCAGCTTTTAATAAAAGATTAAACACACTACTAAAAGACGACCTAGCATTAGTAGGCGAAAATGGTAAATTATTATCACGAGCAGAAACTAACATTATTGATAGAACCGAGCGCGGTTACATAGAGGATATTGTAAAAAGACTACAGGAGCAAAAAGACTTTAGCCCACTAGGATTATTTAAATTAAAGAAATTTATTAGCAGCCAATACCGACCGGCGGCCAGCAATGAGTTTAACCGAGCCGTAACCGTACTAGACGACGAAGTAAGACAGACAATGCTAAACAACGCCCCTAAGAGCATGCGAGCCTTAATGGGCAATTACGAAGCCGATAGCCAGTTATTAGGAGCATTGCAAAGGGAACTAGGCGTAGACGCTAGGGCAAGAGGAACCCAAATTGGAGCAGAGGGCGGAGAAGTATTTATACAAGATAATACCAAGCGAGTAATTAACGCCCTACGACGTAGCTTTAAAGATAACCAGCCACTAGCCGAGGAGCTACTAAAAGAAATGGAACGCCGAAGCGGTAAGCAAATTACCGGCGACCTAGTAGGCCTATACTTTAATACCTACATGCCACCGGCAGGACTACAAACGATACTAGGGTTAGGAGCAGGAAGCGTAGCCGGGGTTATAGGAGGAGTTGGAGCATTACCGGCAGCCCTACCGCTATTAGGACTAAGTAGCCCAAGACTAGTAGGAGAGGGCGCAGCCCTAGTAGGCAGAGCAGCCCAGAACCTACGATACCCACAATTAAGCGCTACCGGCCGAAACCTAAGACAAGGAGCAAGGCAGGCAGTATTTAGCCCAGCCACCAGAGAGGCAGGCGCCGCACAATAATATGGAAAAACCAACATATACCATAAAGACAAGGTTAAGAAAACTATTTAGAGATTACGACTTTGAAATAATGGAGGTTTACATAGCAGTATTAACCGGCATGCTAGGGTTATGGCTACTATTACCGCCAAATAGTTTTGCGGAAAACGGCAATTTACAGGCAATGGCAGATATAGCAACAGAAACGGTATGGGGTACTATATTACTATTTGTAGGCACCATGCACTTTTTAGCGATATACCGAGGAGAAACCAAAATAAGAAAGGCGGCAGCATTTGCATTAACAACTATATGGCTATTTTTAACAATAGGATTTGCACGAAGCCAAGCCAGTAGCTTAATGATACCAGCAGCAGGAATAGCGACCGTATTTAGTACATTAAGTTATTTGAGACTAGCGGCGACGGCGAACACTTAAACGACGATTAAATGAACGAGGGACTATTCGCGCTACTAGGCGCCATATTTGGCGGCGTAGGGCTAAAAATTTTAGAGCGGATATTTGTAGTAAAAGACCGGCAACTAGACGACGCAGCCGCAATACGACAAGAATTACGCGAAGAAATACGCACGTTACGCAAAGAGATAAATGAAGCGCGGGGCGAGATTGATAAATGGCGCAATGACTATTACACCATTTTACAAAAATACAATGGCCTAGTAACAGAAAACGAAGACCTAAAGCGCGACATGGAATACCTTAAAAAAACCTTAAACCTTAAAGATTAGTAACCGTTACGCCCAGATAATTTAGTTTTTAAAAGTAAGAACTAAGCTAATTGGGAGTAACGACGCACCTTACAAAAAAACCAAGAGAGGACGAGCAATGGAAAAGCTAAAGCATTTTGCAATGGAAACCAGCGTAAACCTTATCTTGGCAGGCCTATTGGTAGCCATTGTTATTTTATGGATTATCGTAAAAAATTACGAGGCTTATAAATGGACGAGGAGGCGCTTATGGGCTTAAAGGAAATGGCACAACGCCAAAAAATGCGACGTGGCACAGGCTACTTTACGGAGGCATGGGCTATGAAAACCCGCGACGACTTACGCAAACTTGAACAGGCAGTAATTGAATTTGAACACGAACCCAGCGAGTACACGCTAGACCACAAGAACACGCTATACATTGCATGTTGCCAAGACCACGGCAGGATTGTCGCCGACCTTACCGTAGCGCATGCTACGAAAGTGGCGAAAAACCGCCAAACCGTTTAACGAGGGACTACTAAACCTCTTTTTTTAAAACAATGCGTAAAGCAAACAATTACAAATAAAAAGCTAAGTATGACGGAAAAATTAAACGAATATAAAGAGGGGGACAAAGTTTTTGGCACCGGCGCCATGCCGGATAGCTACGACCCAAGAGATAAACCCTTTACCGCGGTTTTACCGTTTGATTGGGAACTAGGTTTTGACATTGAACTAGTACTAGGTTACCGGGCAACTTGCAAAGACGCCAAGGAATTTTTTGGCGCTTATGGCCGCGACGGTTGGGGGGTAGCACGCTACAAAGAAATACTAGCGGAAGTAAAGGCAAAAAAAATACCACCGTTTATTACCCCAACCAAAGACCAAGGCGGCTCATACTCATGCGTAGGACAATCAGCCGCATTTTATATATCAGTACTAAACTTTATAGACACCGGTAAATGGTTAGAAATATCAGCCCGCGATATATACGCCTACATAAGCCTAGGAGAGGGGCAAGGGGCTTATTTAAGAGACGCATTAAAGTTATCAACTAACCGGGGCATAGCAACCGAGGAGCTAGTACAATCATATAATTATGTACACAGTAGCCAAGGCACAGTATTAGCAAAAAACCCTAAAAGCGAAAAAGAGTACCTAGTAAAACCAGAGGAAACCGAAGCACTTAAAACTATACGCGAAATAATGAAAAGCAAAAGCTACCGCGTAATAGTAACCGACAAAACAGAAAGAATGGAAGACGTAGCATGGGCAACCCTACTAAACTTTGGTAGCCATTTAGGAGTAACCGGCACTAATAACGGCACATGGCTAAGCGAGTACCCCAAGCCACCAGCAGGCGGTTTTGGTTGGGGGCATGCAATTTATGGCGGTAAGGTAGGAATAGTAAACGGCAAAAAATGTATAGGAATAAAAAACTCATGGGGCGACGTAGCCGGTATTAAAGGTTGGCAGAAGCTAACAGAAGAATACTTTTTAGCGCCGGGCGATTGCGTATTTAACCCATGGACATTAACCGACGAACCTAATAATAAAAATAACAATGATTTTATGAACGAGTTTATAAAAATTATCAAAGACAAAAATAGCGCAGCAGTAGGTTTTTGGGTACCGGCCACCAGCGAACAGGCTTTAGTATCACTAGCCCACGCCTACGGAAAAGAGATTATTAAAAACCCAGACGGTAGCATTGATTGGGAAAAAACAATAGAGGGCGAACTAACCTTAAAAAAATAATAAATTATTATGGGGGCTAACCGAGGTGCGGGAGGTCGTGCCGCATCTCACTTTAGCCCCTATGAAAAAGAAAGGTAAAAAAGACAATGGAAAATATAGCAGGCATTTTATTTTTAGCAACCCTAATAGAGGGACTAATAACTTATTTATTTGGAGATAGCGACAGCGCTAGAGTACTAAACCCCAGACGTTGGCTACAGTATGTAAGCCTAGGGCTAGGCGTAGTAGCAGCCGTAGCCTACCAAATAGACCTACCGGGCATGGTAGGGTTAACAGCAGTATACCCGGCTATAAATTGGGTAGTAAGCGGAATAATTATTGGCCGAGGTAGTAACTACCTAAACGACCTAGTAAGCATGTTTAGAAAAGTATAAAAGGCTTTCCAATAATCGAAAAACTTGTTATACTAAATATAGGTAATGACCCTTTAGGTTAGGTTCTTATCCTAAAGGCAACCTACCTCCTTTCAGGTGGCTTGCTCACCCCAAGCCGCCAACAAATTACCACGCGAGCCAGCCGACTAGTTGACGGCCAGCAAGCAAAAAACCCCCTATAAAAAGGGGGTTTTAAGTTATCCACAACCAAGCTATTGACTATGCTTATTATATCAGATATAATATCAATATAACTAAATAACCAAAAGAACCATGGAATATATAGACCAACTACTAGACGACCGAGGCGTAAACGATTACGACCCGCAATACCCACTAGGGGGAATGGTAGAACCCTACGACATAGAAAGAGAAAAAGAATTAACCAACTAAATATGGCCACAAAACAAGAATTATTAGACGAAGCCAATGAAGTAATAAACGAGCTACTAACCATAGCAGAGGAATTTTACCCCAATTACTACAGCAGCATGATAGTAGCCCAAGCCAACGACCTAATTAAAAAACTAAATAACGAATAAACATGACACCCATATATAACCTAGAAACCTACAACAACGAAAATAAGAAATGGGAAAAGCTAAGCGACCATAAAACCCTAGACGAAGCAGGCGACACCCTAGATAAAGAATACAAAAAAGACCCAACTAGAAAATATAGAACAGTAAACAACACCACCGGCCGAATAAAAAAATATAAAGACGGCGAACTACTAAATAAATAATAAAAGTAAAAGAACCATGCCCAGTTATTTAATAAATGTTTATACCGAGGCACCCTACCCCCGCGAATATACTTACAGGGAAACGGGAAGCAACGAAAGCGTAGTAGCTAGCCGCGCCCTAAAAAACTTTAGGAAAGAGGATAAAATAAAAGGCAAGAGAATTAACGAAGTAAGATTAAAAATAAAAAAAATATAAAAACAAAAATATGACCAAGCAAAAATTACCATACGAATTACTAACCTACCGAGAAAAGATATTACAACACCGAGCAAGAAAGACCCTAGCTATTAAGACATTAACCGGACTAGCTTTTATAGCAGGATTTATAACAATGGCCACCGTAGCCCCAGCTATGGTACCCGTAACCACTACCATTACCGACCCTTGCACACTAACAGACGTAGTATGCGACGACGAAGAAGTAGCCCAAGTTAAACCGGCCTATGACGAAATACGAACAGCCAAGGTAACCGGGTTTAACACAGTACCAGAACAAACAGACGATAGCCCATGTATACCGGCCAGCGGTAAAAATATATGCGGAAGAAAAGACGTAGTAGCTTGCCCCCGCAATATACCCCTAGGGAGCATAGTAGAGATTGACGGCCTAGAGTATATTTGCGAAGACCGAACCAACTTAAAATACAATGGCCGATTTGATATTAGTTGCGACAAGGATTTTAGTTGCCCCCGGTTAGTTACCGGAATTAAAGAAGTAAAAATATACCTTAATAAATAATAAAATGAACCCACTATATAAACTTTTACTATTTAACCAAGCAAGAAAAAGCGGCCAGAATACCTATAATTATTTATGGGCTTTAGCAGAAGCTAAAAAGGGTAAGATAGTAGCAATAGAAACACCGGGCAATACCTACATGGTAATGAGCAGCGAAACCTACCAAGCTAAATTATTAGAGGCGGCCAAGGACGCACAAAACAGACCACCAACAGAGCTAGACCCGGAAGCCAAAGAGAGAATTAAAAAAATAGTAGAGGTAAAAAAAGTAACCCGCTTACTATACCACCTAGCCCAAACTACAGGTTGGGAGTTGCTAGATTACCAGCCAAAAACTAGCATGATTAGCTTTAGGCGCGACGGGGTAAGGCTAAATATATACCTACTTAAAAGCGGATTATATACGGTAGGTACAGCCATGCTACACCCTACTAAAGGAAAGACCCAACTATTTAGACGACAAATTACAGAGCGAGAAGTACATAAACTAATGCAAAACCCCCGACTACATACGGGCGAGGGGTATTATAGAAAATAATAAAATATGGCAAGAAGCATTTTAGACAAAATAACTAGCTCACAAACTAAAAGAATTGAGTACCGGAAAGGTTGGGAGGAGGGAAAAAGAGACGGCTACGAAAATGGTTTTGAAGACGGATACGCCGAAGCTAAGAAAAAATACCGGGACAAAGATTTTTATGACCCGCTAGGAGAAGAAGAATAAATATGGAAACAACCACGACTAAATACAAACTATTTGAACACCAAGCTAAAGGCCTAGAGTTTTTAATAGAAAAACGCAAAGCCATATTAGCCGACGAAATGGGATTAGGAAAAACTAGGCAAGCGGCCGCAGCAGCCCTAGAGCTAACTAACGGCGGTATAATTATTTGCCCGGCCAGTTTAAAAACAAATTGGGCTAGAGAGATTATAGCCCTAGACGGAGAGGCGAGAATAGATATTGCCGGGGGTAATAGCATAACTAATTACAGTAGTGGCAAAGACGGCCATAGCAGTTGGGTAATAGCTAATTACGACGTAATAGACCGACCTAACGTAGTAGCAGCCATGGCCGAGCAACTACCAACTACCATGATATTAGACGAGGCACATTACATTAAAAGCACCAAGGCTAAGAGAAGTAAGCAGGCAATAAAACTAACGGAGCTAGCCACTAACGTATTTTTACTAACCGGCACGCCTATAATGAACCGCCCAATGGAGTTGTTTAACCTATTAAAGGCCATAGACCACCCGTTAGCCGAGAATTGGTATAGTTTTGCCTTTAAGTATTGCGGAGCCTTTAAGCAGGAGTTTTGGAGGCATGCAAGAGACCCCAAGACAGGCAAGCTAGAAAAAAGAAAATACAGCTTTTTAAATACCGACGGGGCAACCAACCTAGACGATTTAAGAGTAAAGGTAGCTAGCGCTTATTTAAGGCGAACTAAAGACATACTAGGCAAGAGCCTACCGGCTAAAATTATTACTAACGTAGAAATTGACCTAGACGAAGCAACAAGGTACCGGTATAAAAACGCATGGAACGATTATATAACCTACCTACAAAACCACCCCATAGACGACGCCGAAGCAGAGGAAAAAGATTTAGTAAACATTTTACTAGCGCAACATTTAGTAGAAATACAAAAACTAAAACAAGTAGCTAGCCAAGCAAAAGTACCGACCATTATAGACGACGCTTTAAACATGGCCGAGCAAGACGAGAAAGTAATTATTTTTACGCAGTACACCGAAACCCTACAGCAAATAGCTAAAGGGCTAAGAGAAAAAAAAGTAGGAACCGTAACAGTAAGCGGCAGCGATAACGCAAACAGTAGGCAAGCCGCCGTAGACGGTTTTCAACAAGACCCTAACATAAAAGTATTTGTAGGAAACATTAAAGCGGCCGGGGTAGGGATAACACTAACCGCGGCCAGCACCGTTTTATTTGCCGACATGGATTGGACGCCCGCCCTACACCAGCAGGCGGAAGACCGAGCGCACCGCATAGGCCAGCATAAGCAAGTAAACATTTACTACTACATAGCCCGCGACACAATAGACGAGGATATAGTAGAATTACTAGACAAAAAAAACCAAGTAATTAAAGAGATATTAGAGGGCGACGGCAAGCGAATAAATAACACAAATGTAGCAACACAACTAATTAAAAAGTTATCCACAAGATAACACTAGACAAGGGATATAATAACTGATATTATATCAGTATAACTAACTAAGAAAAAACAATGGCAAGAATAATTGAAAAAGAAAAGACCTACAACCTTACGGAGATTGTACGAGAGGGACTACTACCATGGGTTAAAAGCTACCCTACAGCCCTACGAATAGTACTAGAGGACAAAGCCGACAAACAGCTTTTAGCCGCAGACATTATAGGAGAGGGTAAAGGTAGGACTATACGAATTAAAGGTAGCAACCTAGCCCGCTATATTGGAGAGAATAAAGCAAAGCTAGGCCAGTATAAAATAATAATTAAATAACCTAATAAAATAGGAAAGGAAAAAGAACCATGCAAGAATTACAAACAAAAGAAATTACAGTAGCCAAGCAACAAGCTACTAAAGCACTAGGAGCAGCCGAACAACTAACCATTAAGACGGCCGAGGATTTAACCAGCGCTACCGAAATGCTAAGCAAGGTAAATAAAGTAGGCGACATTATTAAGAGCCGAAAAGAAGAAATTACCAAGCCAATGAACGCAGCCCTAAAAAGCGTACGAGACTTTTTTAGACCACTAGAGACAAGCCAAGAAAACGCCGCCAGCATTATTAAGCGCAAAATGATAGACTACCACAACGCCGAAGCAGCAAAGCAAAAAGCCGAGGAAGATAAAATAGAGAAGCGCGTAGAAAAAGGAACAATGAAAATGGAAACCGGCATGGCTAAGATTGAGAAGATACAGGAACAAGCACCGCAAAAAAGCCTAGCCACTAAAAGCGGTAGCGTACAATTTAAAGAGGTAAAAGTAGTAAAGGTTACCGACGAAAATTTAATACCAAGAGAATACCTAGTATTAGACATGGTAAAAATTAGACGAGACGCCCTAGCCGGTACAGTAATTGCAGGCGTAGTAGTTGAGACCGAAAAACAAATAGCCAACCAACGATAATTAAATTAACTAAAAAGAACCATGGAAAAGAAAGTAGCTAAAAAGCAACCAAGAAAGAAAGTAGCTAAAAAGCCAGCCGTAAAGTTAAATATATGGCAAAAGCTATTAGCAGCCCAAGGCGAAGTAGGCACCGTATTAAAACTAGGGTACAACGATTACCACAAGTATAGTTATTTTACCGAACGCGACATGCTAGCCGAGATTAAACCAACCCTACAAAAATACGGCCTACTAGTATTACCGGAAACAGCCAGCAA